TTTTTAGGACAAGCGGAGTCTGTGGTCATCTTCATCACAGGCTCTTTTTGTATTCCGCCGCCCAATGCCAGGACGGAAAGGAATACTTTATGAAGATTCGAGTTTTATATGAAGACAACATCAAAAATGGTCACAAGAACTACACCACAATTGAAATTCCAGATGGAGATTACAGCGTTATGCTGGACATTGACTATGAGCAACGTCTTGCAGAGGCAAAGCCTGAAAAGAAAGCAGAAGTTAAGCGTTGTGAGACTTTACAGGAAATGTTCGAACTAATGAATTCCAAAGAATACAACCACTGGCGCCGCTATCATAGGCATCTTGGCAATCCGAAGACACCTTATCGTAAAGATGATCAGGCTGAAGATGAAACAGATGTTATGGATACATTTGCAGATAACTCTCAAGAAATAGAGCGTTCTAACCAATACGAGTACGAGGATGTTTGTAAATGGATACGCAAGGTACTCGGTAAAAAAGAAGATTGGGCGGATATGTTTATCGCAGTTCGCATAGACGGTATGTCAATCCGCGAATATGCCAGCTCCATAGGTGCTGATGAAAACAACATTACTCAGAAGTTAAAACGAGCAACAAAAAAATTGGAACAAGAATATAAAAACCGTCAGATTTGACCTTCTCCCAAGGCTACCAGGTAGGAGGTCAAGACCTCCAAAAAAATTTAAGGAGGTAATTTTGATGAGAGAATTAATACCTAAAGACCAATATGGTGTGTTTGCCGACACCAAAGATACGGCAAGAGTGGATAGTTTGTTTGTAGCAGAGTTCTTTGAGAAGGAACATAAAAATGTTCTGCGTGACATTGCTAAAATCACTGACCCCAAATCTGGGTTAAGCACAGAATTTGCTCAGCTCAATTTTGAGCCGACCTCATACACGGATGGTTGGAACAGAAAGCAAAAGGCTTATGCCATGACTCGTGATGGATTCACTATGTTGGTTATGGGATATACAGGGCAGAAAGCAATGAAGTTCAAAGAGTTATACATCAAACGCTTTAATGAAATGGAGCAGTTCATTAAAACCCTTGTTTCGGCTCGTAAGGAGTTCCCTTTGCTGACAGACAACATTAAGTTACTTCATGAAAATCCAAAGCCATATCACTTCAGTAATGAATGCGATATGTTAAATCGCATCGTTATCGGAATGACGGCAAAGCAGTTTAGATTAGCAAATGGAATTGCAAAAGGAAAAAGCATTCGACCTTACTTATCTGATGAGCAGATTACGATGCTAGACACATTACAAAAAGTAGATGTTGGTTTGTTAGTAGCTGTTCCAGATTATGGGCAGCGCAAGCGTTACTTGGAATGGTACAAAACCAAAATAGAGAAGAATTAAGGAGGGCTCTTACTATGTTTTATGTGAAAGAAAGATTGAATGATTCCATGGAGATATCCATTGAAATAACTGATGAGAATGTTTTTTGCCACTGCCCGATGTGTGGTGTTGAAGTAATGGTGGATATTGCAGAAATCCTAGGTGATGGTGAAAGTGATTTATTTGGTACTGCAGTATATTGTAGCGAATGTAGTAAAAAAATTAGAGCCGGAGGTAGCTGTGATGAACATAAATAAATTCAATGCAGAAGGATACTATGACCCTACTCCGCATGAAGCACTAACTAATATAGTAAAAAAGGAAAAGGCAGCGTCAAAACCTGCCTTCCGTCCTTTGGTTTATATATGTGCCCCTTTTCACGGGTCTGTTAAGGAAAATGTATTAAGAGCCACTCAGTTTGCAGAATTTGCTTTCAAACGTGGATGTATCCCGCTGACCCCGCACCTTCTATTCCCTTTCATGGATGACAGTAATGAGAAAGAACGTGATCTTGCTATTTTCATGGACATCATTCTTATGGGTAAGTGCCAGGAAGTCTGGGTACTTGGTGATGTTATCTCAAAAGGCATGAGTATTGAAATAGAAAAGGCAAAGAAACGTAGACAACCGGTCAGATATTTCAATAAGGATTTTGAGGAGGTAGAGGCTTTATGAAAAAAATAAAGGCAATACAGACTGAATATAAAGGTTATCTATTCCGATCAAGGCTTGAGGCTCGCTGGGCCGTGTTTTTCGATTTCTGTGGTATTGAATATGAGTATGAACCCGAAGGCTATGATCTTGGAAATGGTCTAGTGTATCTTCCGGATTTTCTTCTTCATGGTGTAGATGGTAGATCCTGCGGAGACCTTTATGTAGAAGTAAAGGGACAAATGACCGATGCTGATGCTGAGAAAATTAACCGTTTCTACGAACTGGGAAAAGACGATCCTGATACTTACGGAAAATCCAAGACAGCAATCCTTGTGGTTGGAAATATTCCAAGTGGTACAGATATTAACGAAATCCTATGGTGCATTGAAGGTGAAGCCTATGCAAACAACAGTAATTGGCCTAATAAGTATAACTTCGAAACTATCGATGGAGATTACTTTGCTGGATATCCTGGGATAAATCATCAAGGCAAATTTGAGCTGTTTGGAGATGACAGTAACTATCTTTGTGATATGGACCGTAGAGCAACTGAAAAAGCCTATCGTGCTGCTAGACAGGCAAGATTTGAACATGGACAAAGACCTCGTTTGAAAGGAGGTTATTAAGTTGAGAAAATTAGCCATTGCTTATGGGAACAGCCGACAGGCAAAGAAGTGGGTCAACAAAGAAATCACTTTTGATGCGCTAAAAGATAGATTGAAGACTCCAATTAGGACCACGGAATCAGCTGAAGAATATGCCAAGTTCAGTAAAGGTCAAAAGGATAATGCAAAAGACCATGGTGGCTTTGTTGCAGGTGTATTAAAAGGTGGTCGCAGAAAAAACGATACTGTGGAACTTCGATCAATGATTGCTTTAGATGGTGACAAAATTAATAAAGAATTTCTTGAAAACTATGAATCGAATGCTGCATATACCTCTGTTCTTTATTCAACCCATAGTAGCACAGAAGAAAATCCACGGGTGCGTCTTATTTTTCCCCTAACAAGAGATGTAACCTCAGAGGAATTTGTAGCAGTTTCAAGATATTTAGCACAGATGCTTGGCATGGATTATTTCGATGAATGCTCCTATCTACCAAACCAGCTGATGTACTGGCCAAGCACTCCATCTAACGGAAAATTTGTATATAAGGAAGTAGACAAAACTTGGCTTAATCCAGATGATATTTTAATAGCCCATCCCGAATGGACTGATCCTACAAGACTTCCGACTTCATCTAGGGAGAGCAAGGCAAATACAGTTTCGCATGAGAAGGTACAGGACCCTCTTGAAAAGGAGGGTGTTGTGGGTCTTTTCAATAGAGTTTATTTCCCTGTTACAAAAGCAATCGATGCATTTTTATCAGACGTCTACGAGCCTACAGAAAATGAGGACCGCTACCATTTTATAGAGTCAAGCAGTATGGCCGGAGTTGAAATCAAAGAAGGTGGCAAGTTCGTGTATAGCCATCATGCCAAGGACCCGGCATACCTAAAATTATGCAATGCCTTTGACATCGTTCGTATCCATAAATTTGGTGATGAGGATGATAAGAAGTCCTTTAAGAATATGTGTGATTTTGCCATGAAAATTGATGAGGTAAAAGTCTTTGCTACTAATGAAAAACTAGCAGAGGCTGAAGTGGATTTCACTGACAGTGGAGATGATTGGAAGTCAAGACTTAGGTATCAGCCTAGATCAAGTTTACTGGAAAACAGCGTATACAACTTAAACCTTATTCTTAATCATGACCCCGATTTCAAGAACTTTGCATATAACGAGCTGTCGAACCGTATCCAGGTCACGGGATCACTACCATGGGAAAGACCAGAAGGTAACGTATTTTGGAGAGATGCCGACACAGCCCAGCTTAAGTCCATTATGGATATTCGCTACCTTCCGTTTTCAAGCAGAAACCACGATGTTGCATTTACTAAGGTTGCTGATGATAGGAGATTCCATCCTATAAGGGATTACCTTGATTCCCTTCCTGCATGGGACGGAGTAAAACGTGTGGAAGATATTTTTATCAAATATCTCCAGGCAGATGATACCGAGTATATACGCACAGTGACCAGAAAGACCTTTGCAGCAGCTGTTGCACGGATATATGTTCCTGGAATTAAGTTTGACTGTGTTCCTGTGCTTGATGGTGATCAGGGTATTGGGAAAAGCACCATCATTAAAGACCTTGTAACAGCAGATTTCTATTCTGAAACTCTATCCCTTACCGATATGGATGATAAATCTGGTGCTGAAAAACTGCAGGGATTCTGGGTGGTTGAAATCGGTGAACTTGCTGGAATGAAGAAAGCTGATATTGAAAAAGTGAAAGCGTTCCTCTCTACCTCAGATGATAAATATAGACCATCCTATGGCAGAGTTGTTGAAAGCCATCCTAGACAGTGCATCGTCATTGCAACGGTAAATGGTGAGCGTGGGTATTTACGTGACATCACAGGAAATCGCCGCTTTTGGATTATTAAGGTACATCAGAAGAAGCAGAAGAAAACCTGGAATTTTACAGAGGAATATAGGCAGCAGTTCTGGGCCGAAGCTAAAGAAATATGGAAATCCGGTGAAAAACTGTACCTCGAGGGTGATGTTTTAGAGGAGGCTGAAAAAGCACAGAAAGGTGCGATGGAGGCTGATGAGCGTGTTGGCATGGTTGAAGAATACCTAAATACTCTACTTCCAGATGATTGGGATAGTATGGACTTATTTGCCCGTAGGAATTACCTAAGCGGTAGCGAATTTGGTGGAGCCAAGCATACAGGTACTGTTGCACGAACATCTGTAAGCAATGCGGAAATTTGGTGTGAATGCTTTAATCGTAGTCTCCCAGAATTAAAGACTACCGACAGTTATCAGATTGCAGCACTTATGTCTCAGATTGCCGGTTGGGAACGAACCAGTAGTATTAAGCGTTTGCCGATTTATGGTAGGCAGCGACTATATCATTATGGTGGATAGAGAACACAAGAATGCGACACAACACAACTTTTTCCCTTATATTCAAAATGCTTTTTCTTAAAAGCAGATAGTAAATAACCGTGAGCGTATACGCGCGTTAGTAAATATAGGGGAATGGTTGTGATTTTGTGTTTCTTGTGTCAGATGGGAGGAAAAAATGACTGAAAAATATATAGAGAAAAAACTTGTAGCAGCAGTTAAAGACATGGGAGGTATTGCACTGAAGTTTGTAAGTCCTGGAGTTGATGGTGTGCCAGATCGCATTGTACTACTTCCTATGGGGAGAATGGCATTTGTTGAGTGTAAAGCAACGGGAAAAAAGATGCGCCCTATACAAGAAAAAAGAAAGAAACAACTGGAGGTATTAGGTTTTTCGGTTTATTGCTTAGACAGTGTAGGGCAGATTGGAGGGGTGCTCAGTGAAATCAACAATAAGATGTGATTGGTGCGGCAAAGAGATTTCAAGATACCCATCACAAATAAAAAAGCATAATTTTTGTTCTCGCAAGTGTTTATCCGATTTTAGCAATAAAAGTATAAACCCTACTGGATATTATGAACTCAAAGACTATACAAATATGGCAGAGCATCTCTCAGAGTTAAATCGCAAGTTGAACCCAACAAAGATGACGAAAGAGATGAGAGCAAAAATGAGAAAAGTTAGGCTAGGCACAGGTGAAGGAAAAACATATACAAAATACTATGGGAGACATGCTCATAGGGTGGTGGCAGAACAAAAACTTGGTAGAAAATTAAAAAAGAATGAGGTTGTACATCACATTGACGGCAATCGAAGAAATAATAATCCTGATAACTTGATGGTTTTCTCGTCAAGTGCTGATCATATGAGATATCACGTACAAATAAAAAAGTTTTTTGAAAAAGGAGAAATACCACTAAAGATAGTGAAGGAGGTGATGCCCTTATGATGTTCAAAGCATATGACTATCAAAAATTTTGTATCGATTATATCGAAAAAAATGAGATATCAGCCCTGTTTTTGGACATGGGTTAGGTCTTGGAAAAACTGTTATTACCCTGTCTGCTATTTATGACCTATGCCTTGATAATTTTGAAATAAGAAAGGTCTTGGTCATTGCGCCACTTCGAGTAGCAAGGGATACTTGGCCTTCTGAAATAAAAAAGTGGGAGCATTTGAAAGGTCTATCCTATTCTGTAGCCGTTGGAACAGAAAAAGAAAGAATTGATGCTCTTATGACAAGATCAACAATGTATATCATCAATCGTGAAAATGTGGATTGGCTTGTAAATAAGAGTGGTATCCCATTTGATTTTGATATGGTGGTCATTGATGAGTTATCATCCTTTAAATCCTATGGTGCTAAAAGGTTTAAAAGTCTACTAAAAGTAAGGCCATCTGTTAATAGAATTGTAGGTCTTACAGGAACTCCATCGAGTAATGGCTTAATGGACTTATGGGCAGAGTTTCGCATTCTAGACTTAGGTCAAAGACTTGGCAGATATATCACTCACTACCGCAATACTTACTTCACTCCGGATAAACGTAATGCACAGGTTATATTTTCATATAAACCACTGCCTGGTGCTGAGGACAAAATTTATAAGCAGATATCTGATATTACGATTTCCATGAAATCCATAGACTATCTTAAAATGCCTGAATGCATCGTAAATGAAGTGGCTGTTTCTCTGAATGAAAAGGAATGGAACATATACTCTAAATTTAAAAATGATATGGTCACGAAATTAGGTGATGAGGAGATTGATGCAGTTAATGCTGCTGTGCTTTCAGGAAAACTTCTACAGATGGCAAACGGTGCTGTCTATGATAGTGAAAACAAGACACATATCATCCATGACAAAAAACTTGATGCACTGGAAGATTTAATTGAAGGTGCAAATGGCAAACCTGTCCTTGTTGCATATTGGTTCAAACATGATTTAGAGAGAATTAAGAATAGATTTCCGGTGAGGCAAATAAAAACATCGAAGGATATTGAAGATTGGAATGATGGCAATATCCCTATCGCTGTGATCCATCCAGCAAGTGCAGGACATGGTCTTAATCTTCAAAGCGGTGGTTCAACACTTATTTGGTTCGGACTTACTTGGTCATTGGAGTTATATCAGCAAACCAATGCCAGACTTTACAGGCAAGGTCAAAACGAGACGGTTATTATCCATCACATAATTACCAAGGGTACTATTGACGAAGATGTAATGACTGCTCTTACAAGAAAAGAAGAGACACAAGCCTCCCTTATTGATGCTGTAAAAGCAAAGCTGGAGGTGATGCGATGACCACACCTTATGAAAACTTAGCCAATGCCATCATTTTAATGGCAGTTAAAGATTATAGGTCTGCGTTAAAGAAACTTAAAAAGCGTCCAAACTATGAGCCGGCTAAATTAATGAAAAACGAGGTGGAGAGGTTCTTCCGCTCTGATTGGTATAGAGAACTTACCTCTGTTGATGGGAACATCCTAATCAAAAAATTAAAATCGGAGGTAAGAGAGATATGAAAGTAAAGGAATATTTACACCAAGCTTACAGGCTTGATAAAAGAATACAATCAGACATCGAAGAAATGGAATCCTTAAGAGAAATGGCAACAAGTGTATCATCACCAAGTTGGGATGAAAAAGTTCAAACCTCACAAAATGCCGATGCCAAGTTTGTAAGGTGTTTGGAGCGGATTATGGATTTGGAAAGAAAAATAAACACGGAAGTAGATAATCTTGTAGCACTCAAGGAGCAGATAAGGCGTGTTATAAACGAGGTTGCAGACACTGATGAGCGCATGGTATTACGGTATCGGTATGTTCATAACCTAACCTGGGAGCAAATTGGCGATGAACTTAATGCCGATAGAACAACAGTCTACAGATGGCATAATGCAGCTCTTAATCATGTAGCTCTTCCTAAAGATCCTATTAAAATATAGCTTGCACAACTTGCAACACTTTGCAACAAGATACCACTATTGCATTTGTGTTAGTATATAATCAGCAAAATATAAATATTTACCAAGCCTTGTGGGAATTCCTCGCAGGGCTTTTTCTATGCCCGGAAAGCGAGGTGAAATGATGCCCAAAAGACCAAAGCGACCGTGCAGTACCCCAGGATGTCCTAACCTAACCGATGGGAGGTACTGTGAGGATCATAGAGTAGTAGAGCGCAGGCGCTACGATAAATTTGAACGTTCACCGGATGTCAATAAAAAGTACGGTAGAGCCTGGAAGAGAATCCGTGACAGATATGCCAGGGAACATCCTTTGTGTGAGATGTGCGAGGAAAACGGACGGCTTACCCCTGCTGAAGAAGTACATCACATCCTCCCCATTTCTTTAGGTGGTACACATGACAAAAGTAATTTGATGTCTTTATGTAAGTCCTGCCACAACAAGATACATTTAGAAATTGGTGATAGACAGATTAGAAAGTGAGCCAGGGGCGGTTCAAATCTCTACACCTTTTATAGCGGACAACGGCCTGGGGTCTTGCGTGTAAAAATCAGAAATCAAAGGGGGTATTAAAGACTTTTAGAAAAGTGAGGTGGAAAAATGGCAAAGGACGGCACAGCAAGAGGTGGCCAGCGTGTTGGCGCAGGAAGAAAATCAAAAGCTCTAACAGATAAAATTGCTGATGGCAGATTAAACGGGGCTCAAGTACTGCCGGAGCCAGCAGAAATGGAAGGCACGGATGTTCCTCCAGTAAAAGATTATCTAAAGGCGGCTCAGAAAAACGGTAAAGACCTCTGTGCAGAAGATATTTATATAGAAACCTATAAATGG